CCTTGTGGTCCTGTGGGTCCGACAACGTTAAACGCAATCGTTGTTACGATGTGCGACTGAGCTGCCGCGCGCATGTGCAATGACGCAGTTGGTGTGCCTGACTGCGACTGTACGTACACGTTGACCAGTATGCGGCTGTTGACAGACGCTAGTGTACTGGTTGGGACATATAAGTCGTATTCGTACAATGCAAGAGTAGAAGTACTTACCGGCGTTCCACCCGCATAACTTCCGCTTGCTAATGTTTGTAGTACCGTCGTACCGTTTGACGCAACCTCTTGAACCTCAGTCCAAAATCTAAATGTTGCCCCGCCTGAATTATGTTGCATCCACGCATACAGCTCCCACAAGCCACCCACAAACGATGTGTTGTTGGGGACACCAGCAGCAGTTACAAACGAGCCAAGTAATACGGGCGTGCTTGCGTTTGTTGCTCTTGAAAGATCAGTTTGCGCGCCGGTGTTTGGCACCACCAACAGATCGTATGCCTGTGGTCCCGTCGCCGTAGCGCCGTCAAGGAATAGCGTTAAACCAGTTGTCTGACCCTGTGGTCCAGTTGGTCCAGTAACACCTTGGATACCTTGCGGTCCGGTGTCACCAGTCGGACCAGTCGGCCCTTGTATGCCTTGCGGACCAGTAGGACCTTGCGGTCCAGTGTCGCCTGTCGGACCTTGGATACCTTGCGGACCAGTAGGTCCCTGTATGCCTTGCGGTCCAGTAGGTCCTTGTGGTCCAGTATCACCTGTCGGGCCAATCGGTCCTGTGTCGCCTGTCGGTCCAACCGGTCCAATTGGACCCGTAGGTCCTTGTATGCCTTGCGGACCCTGTGGTCCCGTATCACCTATTACGCCCTGTGGTCCCGTGCTGCCAGTTGGGCCAGTATTGCCTGTCGGTCCCGTCCAGCCAGTTGGCCCTTGGGGGCCAGTCCAACCTGTAGGGCCGGTGGGTCCCGTAGCACCAGTTAAGCCTATTGGTCCAGTAGGTCCAGTAGGTCCGGGTACTGTGGATGTTGCCCCAGTTGCCCCAGTAGGGCCTGTTGGTCCTACATTGCCTTGCGGTCCAGTTGGCCCAGTAGGACCACCAAGATTAGAAATATCTTGTAGCTGAGTCTGTTTAGTGATTCCGTTTTGGACAACAACAGTAACCTCGTTACCTGTTAACGGCCCAGCTACTTGTAGTTGTGTTATTGAACGGTCTGCCATTTAGGTCTCTTTATGTTTTTATGTCGCCAGACTCGCCAGCATTTGGTGGTGTGCCATCAATAAAGAAGCTGTCGTACTGCGTAGTTTGATTTGGATCGCCTTGTGTGACTAATTGCTGACCACCAATTGGGCCAGTCGCAACGCTCTGGTCTGGGCGAGGGAAACGTAACGCAATATTTTCTGTTTGACGCGCTGGTAATCTCCACGGATCAAAATTATCTTTGTCTGCCGCACACACCCGCATCCCAGGGAAATTGGGATCGGGCATAAGTTCGGTGTACGCAAACTTCCTATTGCAGCGATCACAGATCGCTACAGATAGGACACTGTTACCCCGAGTGTCGAGGTAAACAGGCATTAACTAACTCCAGATTGAATTACAGTAAGTGTATCGCCCTCGGCTGCACCAGATAAACGAATAGCACGATATGGCTGTGCTAAAAATGTTGAGGTATTGGGAGCTGCGGTTGGCGCTGTAATCCAAGTAAAGGTTGCCGAAACAAAATTACCATTCTCAACAGGATATGGATCAGTTGCCGTTACTTGAACGGTACCGGATCCAGTTTTTGAGTATGTTACTTGAAACGGTGCAATGTATTGGTCGAGTACAACTGGGGTAGTTACCCCAGTTGAATCAGCCGTCACTTTTACTTGACGCATGATTGGCTCCTAATTAGTTGTTGGTGTAACCAGAACCGTATGGAGTAATTGTGCCGTCAGCGTTGCGTGCGGTGTACTGTACGGAGAACGTACCAGCAGAAGCAGCCTCAGATGCCAAGGTTACTGTGCAGTCATACGCGCCAACGTTTGCCAAAATGTCGGCAACGGCGGCAGATGCGCCAGTAGTAGCGGCGGTGATTAAACCGAGGGCTGTGGTTGTAAGTGTTCCAACGGAGGTTGTTACACCGTTAACGGTCAAGCTAACAGCGCGTGAAGCTGCTCCAACTACGTTTAAGTAGCCAGTAAAGCTGTGAATGATAGAACCAGCGGGGATTACTAAAGTTGCGGCTGCACCGCCAACAATAGCTACTTGCTGCGAAATCATGGTTGCGCCAGTATTATTGGCAGAAATGGTTCCGTCGTTGCTGGTGGTTTGGCGTGTGTTTACACGAATGGGGGCTGTGAATGTGCTAGACATTGTATTTCCTTATCTCAGTGGGTATCCCAAACTGTCTCTGAGTCGTCTCACCGGGAAGGAACGGCGGTCAGAATGGGATTAGTCTTCCTAATACTACTTATGCAAACTATTGGGAAAAAACGCCCTAGTTGGCGTATTTATTGGATTTTTTAACGTTTTCGCTACCAGAAATAACCCGCAGGTTGCTAGGGACGTGCAGGCCAGATACACTCTTGCCTTGTAGGGGGATAATGTGGTCGACGTGCCACGGGAAGTTAAATAGGTTTGTGCGTAATTGGGCTAAATGGTAAGCCTCTTCAATTATCCACAAATCGGTGTCAGTCAGCCATTTTGGGGTGCGTTGCAGTAATGTGGCTCGGCGTTTTGCCTCGTAAGCAGCGCGTTTGTCTTTGTTTTTAGCAAACCATTGTTTGTTGTATTTTGAAACTTTTTCTGGATTAGCTAACGCCCATTGACGAGCGCGTTCCTTGGTAAGCTCTTTGTTTCGCTCGTACCATTCTTTTGATATACGTTTTTGGTTTTCTTTATCTCTTGGCATATTAATATTGTAACAAAAAAGCCACCTTTGTAAGGTGGCTTTTTCTTGCTGCTTTAGTGATACTTAAACACCTTGCGTGCCGTAAATATTACGGGCATCGTGCCACCCAGTGGCGTAACGCTCGGTTGCCTTGTAACGCATGCTGTCAGTCTCAAAGTCTCCCTCCATGGATTTCTCCATTGGACGACGCATTACTAACATCAAGCCATTCTCAGCATCGGTCTGTACCCACCATGCCTTGCTGGAGCTCAAACGGGTTACAACATGTGTACCCTTTGGTAGCATACCAGTAGACTTGATTGGGTTGAGATCGTTGTCAGCAGTACCAGAACGGAGAACAGACTTGAGGATTACCTCTGCCTGGAACTCGAGTGCTGGGGGTACTACTAACTGCTCGGCTTTCAAGCGAATACGCTTACCGTTGTTGTCGATTGCAGAACGGATCTGGATGAGGATTTGCTCAACAGAAGTCTGCGACAAAGCGGCGGGGGTAGTCAACTTGTTGCTATAGGTGAGACCGTTAGCTACAGGGTGGGCTGTGTTTACTAAGGTTACGCCGTCACCACCGGTATAGCCGGAAGTAAATGCAAAGTTTAGTAAGTTAGCGCACAATGTCTCTTTGGTTTCAATCATAGACTGAGCCAAGTGCTTGGCGAAGGTGCTGCCGATACGGATGTGATCACCGTCTTCCATCAGAACCTTAGTCAAGGCATATGCCAAACCATAGATTTGATAGATGAAACGTGTGATGTACAAAGTGCCGCCCTGATCATAGCTGACAGGAGTTCCGTCAGGCATGGCAGGAGCTGCATTCATACCGTACAGCATTACTTCTTCGTGATAATTACGTGGAATACCTTGGATCTGTTCTACAAATCCCTTCCACTCGTCAGCGCGTTGTTCATAAACGCCATCAAAGACTTCGTTGATAATCGGCTCGACTACCGCACGAAAGTCTGTACTGCGCATTGGGGTTGCCATTTGCTAGTTCCTTTCGTTAAATGTTAGACCGAAGCCTTGGGCGCTACAAACGTGTTGTTAGCGATCTGTACTTGAACAATCGTGTAAGTATCACCCCAAGCGTTTGTTTCACCGGGTGGGTATGCTACTTCACGTCCTAGACCAATCACACGCACCTGACCTTGTACTGTGGTAGCTACAGCGGCAGCCGCTAGTGCAGTGGTTGAGAAACCAGCACCGCCGTTACCAATGGAGATACCATCAGCAGTGGTGTAGCCAGTTGCGCCACTAAAGTCATACTGTGCGCCAATAGAACTGGCGTCAGCAGAACCGTTGATCTGAGCTTCGTAAACCATTGCTGGATCTGTCCAGAGCCAGAAAATGATTTGGGTATAAGCATCTAATTGAGTCTTAGAGGCCCACTTAGCTACAGAGCGACGACCTTGTGAATCGGTAAACTCTACGCCGTCAAATACGCCGTACACTGTACCAGCGGAACCGCCAGTTGCAGATGTAGCAGCAATAGTTAATTGGTTTGAGGCATTTAGACCAACAGGCTGATATTGATAGAATGCTTGCCCTGCGCTCAAAGAGTAGGGTGCATTGTATGTGTTATCAGTAGCAGCTTGGAAAGAGTTCGTACCCACGAATGCAGTGGCACGGTCCAAACCGCTTGGATGGTATGCAGGCTTCAGACCAAAGGGTTTAAATGTTGTGGACATTTATGTTTTTCCTTTGTTATTTTGAAGAATGTTATTGGAAGCGAATATTACTATTTGCTTTTGCGGCCTCTTTTTCCATTTCCAAAACTCCACCTTCAAGAATTGATCTACCACCTTTGCCGTCCTGAGCAGTGTTCCGAACAGCAGCAGTAATATTTCGTTGATGTTCGAGGGGATCCTCGAGGTGCATCATACGCATCACTTCTTGATAGATTTCCTCTGGTAACTTAAAGAGAACCATCTCGTTACAACTAACACAGCCTTCAAACTTGCCCGAGCTCATCTTACCAAGTGATTCAAAGCCTTTTCCTAATTCTGCGGCTTTCACTGGCTCATAACCCAACGCCATACGTTTGTCGATACTGTCATAATTATTTGTGGTGGATAACCAGCACAAATGGAATCCAGCGAGAGTACCCTCTGGAATTTCAGGTAAGGCGCTGTTTTGCCACCTGTCACGGAACGCCTCAATACGTTCCCTATTTGAATCTTTTTCGCCTACTGTTGCAATGCGATCTTTTGTTTCTTGAATACGATCTGCTAGGCGCTCATCTATATCTCGTTTAATTCTTGCGTTTGCCATTTTAATTATCCTTGACGGTTTTGTTTATCGAATTCAGCGTATGCTTTAATCATTTTGCTACGACGTGCGGGGTCATCCCACGCACCAGCATCTTTGATTGCTTGTACACGCTCTCTACTAAGGGTGATAGTGTTTGCTGTTTTTCCAGAGGGGTTTGCTGTCCTGCTGGATGCAGTTGGCGTAACACGCCGAACACTATTTGCTCCTTTTGCCGAATATCGATGTGGCAAACGAGCAGATAGTCGATTATCCAACTCGTCCCAATATTCGGGGTCTGCTGGATCCCAACCTTCTGCTGCTAAATCTTGATCGATCACTTTAGCAATACGACTATCTGTGTCTCTTGCTTGTGGATCATACCAAGTATTCTTTTTTAACCAACCCGTTGCATTCTTTTGTACCTCGGTAGAAACCTCGTTAGGTACATTTTGCTTTGGCCGTTTGGCTTCTTCAAGTTGTTGCTTTTTGTAAGCTTGAATCTGCGCTAACTTTGTTTTAGCATCTTGAAGTTGCTCTAAATACTCTACTTGTGCATTGGCATCATTTGCTTGTGCTGCTTGCACTAATTTCATTTTGGCGTATTCAACACGAGTTGCCTCGTCTTCAATCGCCTTATCGACTTGAGCAAACTGATAGGAAGCGGTTGCGCTTTCCAATTTTAACAACCGTTCTGCTAATTCTGCATTACGGCGCTCAAGTGTAGTAATCTTGTTCTTTGCAGTGTATTCACGCTGTTTGGCTAGTTCTTTCTTTAGCCTACGCTCTTCACGCCGCGCTTGACGAATACTTTCCCGATCTTCATTTGTTTCGTCGGGTTTGTCTTCGTTATCTACTTCACCGCCTTCAGCATACTGTTCGACGTCATCATCTTCGTCTTCGTCGGACACATCTTCAGACTGTTTTGTTTCTTCTGATTTAGGCTCATTATCCTCTTCTTTAAAAGGATCTTGCTCAACCTCAAAAGCAACTTTTGCACTACCATCTTCCAGTTCTTTGACTGGAATATCTTTTTCCGCCATACTTTTCTCCAAAAGTTAATCTACAAAGGCTTTCATTTTCTGCGCATACTCAAAACTTCGAATGCGAGAAATGATCTCACGTGCTTGTATGGTGATAAACACCACGGGAGCACCGCCGTCATCGGGATTTACTACGAATCGATCACCACCGTATTTGATTGTCCGAACTAAGTCCCCTTCTTTACACCAAGCGCCTTCAATCCAAGGCTCTAAGTTATCGGGACTTTTATATGCTAATGGTCCAATCTGTATTACTTTGGCAACGGTTTCGTTAAACCGCAATGTTTGTCTGGTTTCATCAACCAGAATGATTCCACCTTTACTAGTGGTTTTTTCTCGTCTTAACTGCACGAGAACTCTGTCACCAGCTACATCAATGCCAGGATCTATTGCTGGGAAACATTCTTCCTCTGAGCGAAGATCTGGTTCGTCTTTTTGATTTACATCGAGTGCCATACGGCATGCCTCCTTAAAGCCCTACGGCTTCCATTCGTCGTTTTCTGAATCCTCTTGTAAGAGGCTGTCTAAAATCGCTTGAGCTTGTTGTATGCCCTCACGATTACCCAAAATTCTCTGATAGTCATCAAAGTTATGGATGTTGGAACCAGAGGCTAATGCCTCGGTTATGTTTTTGTCAGCGTTTTTCAAACGCTCGATTAGTTCGGAAATTAAGTCCTTCATATTACTACTTATGCAAAAAGACTAAAATTTCCGCCCCAATTAATAAAAATTGCCGCCTTTGATATCTTTAAGGTTTTTACCTGGACCGATGGGTTTAGCATTTTTTAGGTTGCCTTGTTTGGCACCAATCTTCCAGTTGTTGTCCCGGTGTGAGCCAGATGGGCCCGCATCGAGGCTTTTCTCGCCGGGGCCGCCACCACTACTTAACTTACCAGTCTCTTGGTAAGTCTGGCGAAAGCCTTTTAAATTTTGATCAGACATTTGTTGCTCCTGTTGGGGGTTTGGGTTGTATTGCAGCTTGTTGCATTTCTCTTTGTCGTTCTAGTTCTGATTGCACTGCTTGAGCTTGTTGTTGGAATGCTTGTTGTTCAATAGCAATGCCATGTTTTAGAATCTCAGACTCGGCGGTTTGGGTTGCTTGAATAGCAGCTTTATTCTGCTCAAACTCCATCTGGCGTTGCTGTTGATCCATCTGAGCACCCGCACCAATCATTGCCACACGCTCTTTGGCGGCGTTGTTGATGTTTGCCAGAGCAATGTCTTTTGCGTTCTTCTGGCTATCAATCTGGCTCTGGGTGTTGTACTTCGCCATGAGTTCGTCAACTTTTTGTTGTAACTCAACGATCTTGATGTCAAAGTCTTGCTCTTGTTTCTTCAACTCCATCTGAGCCTTCATCTGAGCCTCTTGTGCTTTACGCTCAGTCTCAGCCATCTGGGTCTTCATGAGTACTTGAGCGGTTGGATCAGACTCAGCCATTTGCTGGCGTTGAGCTTGCTGACCTTGCTGTACTTTCTGGATTAATTGCTGGATCGCTGGCTGGATTGGTTGGAACTCAACCTGCCCGTCCATCTGTACCATCTGCGATGCAATCGCCAAGGCTTGTTCGCTGGTTTTATCCAACGGACGCTCTTCGTTAAGCTTGAAGATGTCTTTGCCATCGGATGCTTGACCAACATAGTTACGCATGGTTTGCAGATAATGGAGCGTAATGTGTTGTTTCAAATGCTCAAGCAAGTGCGGTGTGAATGCTGGTCCAATAATTGGACTTGCGCCGTAATTTGGATCCATCGCAAACATCAAATGCACCTTGATGTGTGCCAAATGATCTTGATCGGGGTATGCCGCTGCGGGTCTGCCCATTGTCATCGAGACGTTCTCCAACGCCGGGTTGGCTTCTTTGATGCCGTCTGGGTTTGGCAATATGTCGTTAATGTTTGGTATCTTTAGTTGGCGCAAGATGCGTAAATGGACTTCGCGCATGTTGTACAACTGAGGTGAGCCTTGTGCCAGTTGCAAAATGGCTTGTGCTTGTGCCAAACGCTGGGTTTCAGAGAAAATGTTGGGATCTGAAACGGGGCGAATGTCGTTGTTAACGGCAAAGTCACGAATCTCAATCGGTTCACCCGATTCGTTGTTCATCTCTTCCAAGTACCAATGGTTGATACGAGAAAGGATCGCTAATGACTTGGCTTGTGAGCGGTGTAGACGAGCGTGGATGCTGGAGAATACTTTTGCACCTTGCTCGATCAATGCTTGGGTTGTGCCAACGGGTGCGTTGGAATTGACATCACGAATCTTCTCTTCCGATGTGGTAACCACACCTTTAGCAGCATCCGTTAACCATCCAAGCAGTTGGAAGAGCACATTGGAGGGCTGATTAAACGGCAATGGCATCGCCAGTTTGCGTACATCGTCAACCCCGGGTGCTCCTTCAATTTCTAGAACCTGCGTCGGTTCAATCCTGTCGCTTTGTCCACTGATGCGTCCGCCTTTAAGCTTGAGCATCGTTTGGCTATTGTTAATATGAGCAGCGTCAAGCAAAGCACGTAAAGCACCGGTAAGAGCAGCAGAAAGCCCACCAATGAGATGTGGAAGGCCAATAGCATAAGCGCCCCTCCAAGGAATGAACTTAAACTCAACATACCAATCCAATTTTTCCAGTTTTTCATCGCCATAACACCAGTTTCTGTAAAGTGCCAACACCTTGCTAGAGGAGTCATCAATTGTTAAAATATACGGGGCACGCTTACCTTCGGTTTCTGAGTCATCATCCAAGCGTAAAAAACAGGTGATCTCATACACACGACGCACACCATCCACATTCTTGGATGGCTCTTGTTTGCCTTCGATTTTGTTATTTGCTTTTTGCGATTGAGTCATTTGATCAGACTCAATGTCGCTAATGTAGGTGGTTTCAATATCACGGTAGATACCTTGATCTACTCGCTGTTGAAACACATCCTCTGTAATGTCTTGCACTTCGGTAATACGAGCCGAGGTGTAGAAGTTAGTTGTGGAGTACGGTAACAGAAGGTTGTCAATCGGAATCCACTCTGTCATTGGGCGTTTTTGTTCGTAGTCGTAACGCCACTTTAAATACTGCGAACCACCTAACGGTAACTGCGTGAGCAGTTGCTCCATCTCATCACGATACTCTTGAACTTGCTCTGTTAACTGCCAGTTAAGGAAGTTTACTTTGCGTTCTGCTACTTCTAAACGAACACGGTCTGCCTCACCACGGATGTGGGACTTTACAATGCCTTCTGGCGGAAGTAGTTCACGAGTTGACGAAGCCGCGAAATCAACGCAACTTTCTGCCATAACTGGATGTACCACCTTACTAGCGCCATCAAACGTGGCACCGCCTGGTGCATCTTTACCGAGACCTGTTCTGCGTAATCCGTCTTCATATTGTTTATCTCGTTCTTTTCTTGATTCTCTATCGACATCAATTAAATCCAAAAATTCTACTGCCAATCCTTGCAGTGTTCCTTCGTCCATGGTTTCTGCCAAGTTCGCATAAAACTCGGGATTTTTCATGGGACCTTCGGTAGCAATGTAGTTGATGATGACAGAGCCATCATCTAACTCAATCACTTCTTCATCTAACTCGCCTTCGCCTTCTAAACCAAGAGACTCTTCTAATTCCTCAATCTCTTGCTCGGACATTTGCGTTTGCTCGATGTCTTGATCACGATCAAGCGACTCAAGCGTTGCTCCCGCCTGGATGGGTAGGGTGGGGTTTGCCATTAATTATTTTCCAGATAAATGTTTTTGAATGACTAGTTTACTCATGTCATAAAACGGTGTTGTCGAACCACCCGCATTAAACATTGGCATGGCATTTGCTAAACCTTCAGCAGAAATACCTTGCGGTGGTTGTGGTGGTTGGTAATTATACGCTTCTTTAATCGATCCGAGTAAGGGTTCGTTTTTGGGATGCATAACCGCACCAAAGCCTTGCCCAAATTTGTCGGTGTATTGGTTTCCAGTTTGGCCGTACATGCTAACGCCTGTGCCATTCCAAACGGTTGAGAAGGGTTTCTTTAATCGCATCGCAGTTTGCATTTTATCATACAATGCTCCGCCAAACCCGGCGGAAGTATCATCAAAGCCTTCTTGCATTAACATCTCTGCAATCATTCGAGCTCTTGGATTGTTCATGTTCATTTCATTAAATCCAAAGTCGCTACGACCTTCTTGCATCAACAACGCCGCCAAGTATTCGGGCGGCAGTTGGGGAACGCCATACTTTTCACCCGCTCTCATTGCTTTGATGAAGTCTTGCATGGTAGTTTTATCTACCCGAGACGGCAGAGTTTCCAATCGATCTTTCGCACCAAATTTGTTTTGTGGGTTGGATCGGTAAAACGAAACGGGGTTGGGTGGTGTCATATCTACCAAGGGACCCACCGCTCCTAAACCGCTCACGCCATCTTGCGTGGCTGCTCGTGATAATCGAGTCGTTGTGCCCGGCGATGGTGGTTGACCACCGGCTTGCATGTGGGGGATGCCAGCAGACTCAAACATCATTTCTTGCGGTGATTTGATTGGATATGGGAGCATAGGAGGTGAAAGTTTAGATAAGACTTCTATTACTACTTATGCAAAAAGGGCAGTCTTTCCGCCCTACACCGCATAGGGGTTGTATCGTTTCTTACGCATCTCATCGTCGGCATAGTCGTAGTCTCGGTGCGGGAGGGGATCGAGCGAGATCCAACCCGAGTCCCTTAGAACCCGTAACGCTTGGGATAGGGCATCGACATAGTCATCGTGCCCACCTGACTCTGGGAACGAACAGACTTGACGGATGAACCGTTTTGCCCAGTCAGCAAACTCGCCGGGTATCTCGGGGTTCTCGGGTATGTACGCCTTACCCTTGGCAATTAGCGGTGCCACGATGTTCAAACGCTGCACCTTGTCCGCTTTGCCAGGGTTATAACCCCGCACGGGGGTGCCAGACTGCTGGAGCTCTTGGATCAGAGAAATACCTGCCGACTTATCCTCGATCAAAATAAGGTCTGCTTTCCTACCCTTGGCAAAGTCGTTGTCCGCACCGTACACCACCTCTTTGTAGTCGTTAACGACCTTCCTACGCAGCTCGGGGTAAGACATGTGGGCATCCCATGCATCCAAAAGAATGATGCAAGTGCCTTTGTCAGTGTCCTCAAAGACACCCCACACCTCGCATGCGGTTGGGTCATTTACCGTCTTTTCCGAAGTCGCTGGATCATAAGACGCAATCACATACTCCAAGACGGGCGTGGGTTTCTTTGCCGGCCACATCTTAAACCACTTACGCTTG